GCTGACCGTCAAGAGTAGCGACACCTGTCCAGACATTAGTGCCTTTTGGTGGTATGCCCTCAACTTGCTTAAGTTCGATAGTCAAAAGCAAATCTTTTAACTCTCCGTCAAGAGTGTACGATAATTTGTAACTACCTTTTAGAACCATTTCTTATCATATTAGCGACAAATTTATCATAATCGGGACTACGTAATTCTTCTGGCATTTCACTAAGGTGTGCCTGAATGTTCTTCTCAACGGTCATATCAACTAATGCATACGCATCGGCTTCATCAAGTCCACGTGCAATTACTTTCATACAGTCCTGAACGACAATTGGTTGACCCTCATCACTGGTCATAAATCGAGCACCGCAATAAGCGGGACTCGATTTTTCTGTGTATTCAAAAACAATGTATTTCATATTATTTCTTTCTTTTTTTAAATTCAAAAGTTATGGTAACGAATTCTCTACCGTCATCATATTCACCTGCCTTATTGACAAACATAATGGTGTCATCGGCTTTAATCATATCGATAATCTGTTGCATATTTGTTGCAATCGTACCCTTGTTATAGGTTTCCTGATAAATAATTTTTTTCTTTGCCATTCTATATTAGTCTAATGATACCGAATTATTAATTTCAATACATTCTGCCAATGTGTTGGCGATAGTCTTGTCATCCCTGAAATGTTTATAAACAGGATGAAGAGTTGAATATTCACCTTTACTATTCTGAGAAAGACCACTACATTTGATTTCAACAATCTTACCCATTAACTTGTCTTGGTTAGCGGTAATATAGTCCATTTCGTCTTCGTCAATTCCTTGTGGTTTGGTTTTCAACAGACCATCCTCAGATTCAACATTCAAACTTGATATCAGAAATTCATTCTTTGTTCCCTTTGTACCGTAATTAAAACCCGTAACTCTTAAGTCCAGATTGATTTCTTTCTTTACCTTTATCTGATATGAAGGTTTGGTATCTTTCCATACGCCATCCATGCTTTTAACAACAGTTCCTTCACCATCCCGACCAATAACCTCTTCAAAATGTGCCATAACTTCTTCAATGGTTGATACTTCTCTTGTTTCAACAACTCTCAGAGTTTCATATCCTTTAACGGTTTCATTCAATTCTTTAAGACGAACACTATAGGGTCTTTTGCATTTTCTTGTGAAATATTCGTCAATTGTCAGCATATCCCAAGCAGTAACACGAATACGATCAAGAGCTTCCTTGTAGGGCATATGTTTTGCTTCGAGTTTCTTTATGTCTTTGCTGGCATCAACACCTTCAGACATTTTGGTTGCAATCGTTATTAAAGATGAAACGATTCCATTGCTTTCATATCGGGGAATACCTTCCATTGTTAATTCTCCATTGAGCACACAATCTTTAATCGTTGAAAGTTCGGTCATGAACTTAGGATTATCCAATATTGTTGGTTCACCCTGACGACTTTCATTAGCAATTTCACCACCTTGAATAATCATATTGATGAATCTGCCATCCATTTTTTCTTGACTGAAACACTTACCTTCAGCTAATACTTTGGTGATGAGTTCTTTCGAATATGGTTTACAACCCATGTAACCAGTCTTTTCGATCAGATCAGGGAAAACTTTATTGATATTACGTGTACCCATGCCGATCTTACAGTCTTTTTCAATAATACGCTCAATGATATATCCATCATCAGGGTCAACGGAATCAAGTATGTATTTTAAATGTGCTATTGCATCATGACCAGTAACGCTTCTGTCGCTCAAAGCCGACAGTAAACCCAATGCAGTACTTAATAACATTTTTAAACCCCAAGTATGTTCAGGAATTTGTTTAATATAGAACTTAACTCTTTTTGAGTTAGCCAAATATAGTACTCGTTTCAGAATATTATCATCTTTGTATTTCGAAAGAATATTCATTTTTTCGTTTGTGCCAGACTCATTGGCGATTTCATCAAAAATTTGTTTTATTGTCATATCTTTTATTTGTTATACGAATTATATTTAATAATGTTACAATTTATCACGTCTTTGTTCAACCATTTCTCTCTGAATGTATTGCCAGAACCACCTGTGATACATTAATGGAAGTTTTGCATGATCATCAAAGCCATAGAGTCCACAACTGAAGAAGTCATGACATTCAATTACAAATGTGCCATTGGAATTAATACCGACATCCAGTGTATATGCTACTGGTGCAGACTTATATGCTCTAATCATGCTTTCTATTGTGTAGACATTGGGGAATTTCGTAAATTCACCTGCGTAGTTCCGCAATCCCACGAGTTTCTTATCAAAAACAAATGCACGCCATTCACTCTCAATTGATATTTGTGCCGATATCTGATAATTTCCTTTAGGTATACCCCATACGTGATTCCTATCACATAAAAGCAATTCAGTAAAACCTTTGATCTTGTCATTGCTCTTAACAAACCACCTACCATTGAGTTTCAATACGTCAGCCTCAGTACCATTATATATAGGTCTGTGTGAGAACTGTGGTGAAAAGAGTTCTTCTGGTACGTTAATTGGTTTTGGTGTCAGACCATAAAAGTGCTGAAGAAATTCACTAACGAACTCCACGCTACCAATAGGCACATACTTTTCATGCATTGGCTTAAAGGCAATTGGTGGATATACGTCATCAGGTTCAGTTATTGGAATGGTATTGAGATACCTGACCATCATTTCTTTGTTATTGCTTAACCAGTTATGAAAATGAACTGATTGCGTCAGAGTATATGTAAAGTCCTGTCGGATTTCTCCATTGATTTTTTGTACTAAGAATTTCATCGTCTATGATTTGTTTATACTTTAATACCATTATCAATAATGACATTTTTAATTCAAAATGTTTTGTGCAATAGAAATTTTCGGATGTCACTATAATTAGTTGGTGTGAATCCACAATAATTATCCACCTTAAAAAAATTAAATTGTTGATTAATAAGAAAATCTGAATCATCATCCACTATACAAAAACGGTGAAAATCATAATACGGTTGACCAAACCATTTTTCGGAATTATCTTTCAGCCACTTACTTATTTCAGTGCCCCTTTCATATCCAGTGTATGGTGTCTTATCAATAATAGTAAAAGTTGCACCACAATGCTTAAAAATATCTTGTATTTCTTGAAGGTCGTGTCCATTTCGCATTGAAGCAGATATTACTACACACATATTTGTTTCCCCACATAAATCATTAATTAATGACATTACTTTGGGACACATATTCTGTTCATAATATTCATACTTAGATATCTCATTTGCTTTAAACTTCTTTCGTAAGAAATTAGTTACAATACGATGAATAGGTTTTTTATTGGACTTATAAATAATATCGCCAAATTTCTCTTTATAGAAAAGATCGCTATTATAAACGCCATCGATGTCTAAAAACAAAACCGAATTAAATTTATTTACTTCTGGTTCAATCATTATTTATTGTATTGATCGCTTGCAAGTCTCATTGCCTGTTCGTCAAATGTTTCGACTGTTACTTCACCACCAGTATGATTGGTAAAAAGTATTGACAAATCATTTTTGAAGTTTTCAAGTTCATCGACATTATCGAAATAAAAGCCACCTTCAACATTAAATGTTGTAGGACTTTCACCACCTACCGTTATGTGAAATCCGTTAATTTTCATAATCTTCATTAAGTTTTTAAGTAATTTATCTGTAATTTCCATATCTCTTTTTGTTTCTTATACGAATATTGTCGTAAAAGGTTACAAATATACTGAAATTATTTTAATTACAAATGATTATTACAAAAAATGAGTGAGGCAATGTATTTCTACATCAACACTCACCCATCCAGTGAAAACAAAAGAATTTGTTTTATATGTGTATGCTTCCCAAAGAGGCAAGCAACCCAAACACTTTAAGTAGCCATAATACAACAGCAATGATTACCACTATATTAAGTACTTTTTTTATTTTGCCATCCATAGGGATGTATGAATTAACAAGCCATAGGAGAACACCTACAACTACTAATACGATTAAAACTGTGATTAATGGCATGATTTTATTTATTATTTTCTATTGTTATTTTTAGTCGTTTTCCACGAACAATACCTATCAGTATTGCAACACCTGCAAATATAAAAAGCAAATGTATTAAACCACCCAGAGCGAATCCAAAAAATGCGATTGCCCATGTAATCAATATGATTCCTGCAATTATAAAAAATAGATTTAGCATGGTTTTAATTATTATTTATTTGTAAAGTCAATAACAACAATATTAGACCTGCGGTTTAATGCATAATTACTGTCATTAATTTTACTGTCATTATTTTTATTAAATCCACTGGTTTCGCCAAGTCCTTGTGAAGTAATACGTGAAGCATCAATGCCCTTGCTAATAAGGTAATCAACAACTGCTTTACTACGTCTTTCGGAAAGTTTTACATTGTAATTTTCAGTTCCCCTGACATCTGCATAGGATTTAATTTCTATGCCAATCTTAGCGTCTTTCTTTAAATCTTTAACCATTTTATCCAAATTATCAATCGTCTGATTATCAAGATTTGATTTATCAAACTTGAAATATAATGTATATGCTGTTGTTATTTTAATTGGTTCAGGAACAACTACAACAGGTACTACAACTGGAACTGGTTTAACAACCACAGGTGTTGTATCTCTTTTTACTATAGGAACTTCCCTAACAGCAACTGGTTTAGTTTTTACATGACCAAATTTCAGTACAGCACCAACCCTAACTGTGGTTAAATTCCATGTTTCAATTGAACGGGGATTCTGACCAAAATATGGGTGCACATCTACGAATGGTGATAATATTACTTGTTTGTAGATTCTACCTTCTTCGGCAGTTCCCTTAACTTTACTCGAAAGCAGTATATCATAACCAGCACCAATGTGCATTGAGATTACTGTACTATTCATTTTACTGAAGTCACCCTTTAACTCAGGACTTGCAGGTATGCTGCCATCAGCACTTATGCCTTTATCATATACGAATGATTTTCCAACATTGAATGCCAAACGAGGACCGCCATAGACGTAGAATTTGCCTTTAAATGGCGCAACTCTTAAACTTGGTTCGATTGTTACATAACTAAGATTAGTTTTTAAGTCTGCAGGACAATTACATGGTGTTGTTACTTGATCGAATTTACCTTTGCGGTTATCATATCCTATTTGCAGCATACCACCCAAAACCTTTTCAGGATTCTGATATATAATAGTAGGTGCAAGAAATAATCCCAATCCACTACCATTATGGAAAGCTGGATATGAAAGTAAATCTGCATTTACTTCTTGTGTTGAACCACGATAGAAATTAAAGTTTCCACCGACTGCAACGCCAAACCATAATGATGGTATGGTGTCTTTTTTCGTTAATGAGTTATCTGCACGTATTTGTGCTTGAAGACTCACGCCAATCAGTATTAAAACACTCAATATGAGTGTCTTAATGCTGAATATGCTTTTTCTTATATTTGTTTTCATATATTTATTTATTATTTTTATTTAATATTATGGTTTGGTTACTGTTGCTGCATTAAGCGTTACTGCTGTTTGAGCAAGTAATCTACCTAAAACTTTACTACCAGTATTCACTGAAATTAATGTTTTACATAAAATGTTTCCACTAAAATCAACGTTTGTACCAAGAACTGCGCCACTACCCGCAACTACCCAGAAGATATTTTTAGCCTGTGCACCGTTCTGTAATGTAATTACTACGCCATTTGCTACTGTAAGGTCTTGAGCTATTTGGAATATGAATGTTGCACAATTGTCACCACCACCATCCAATACAATGCCGTTTGTTATTGAAACACCAGAACTCCATTTGTAGATACCTTTGGTCAATGTCTGACCATTAAGATTACCTGCCATGAATTCATTAACAGGTGCTGGAACAACTAAGCCATTAGCCGTTGTAAACGCTGTATGCATATCACCACTTGTAGTCACCATATTTGCTGGTGTAGGCACTGCATAATCTGGTGCATATACATTACCAACAACAAGACTTGATGTTGAAAATGCGCTACCAGCAGGAAGAATTAATCCAAAGCCAGTAATAGATGTTGAGGTTACAGGATTTACACCCATATCGCCAGTGATTAATGTAACACCAGTAGTTGAAATGCCAGATTCTGCAAATATTACAAAATTACCAGATAATCCTAAATCTACGATTGTAGGACATGATACTATTATAATTAATGAGAAATTAGCTGTAACGTTTTTGTTTGCATCCATAGTAACACTTGTTGGATTGATAGTACCTAATGCATCACCACTCCAAGAATCAAACTGATAACCAGCAGCAGGAGTTGCAGTAAGTTGTACTACATCACCACCATTATATGTTGGTTGATCAGGATTTTTTACCACACTGCCATTAACTGCTGTTA